TTATGGATATATTGCTTATCACCATTTAGATCAACATCTTTAGATGCGATGGTGAGAACGTTTTCTTCTTGTTCAACGGATAAATCTTTCTCGTTGAATCCTGCAACAGCAATCGCGATTTCAAATCGGTCATCATCGTGCTTCACTACATTGTGAGGCGGATAACCAGATTGTTGTGTGTTTAGTTTTTCGAGTCTATCAAAAATAGAATCGAAACCGACGGTCCATGTAGAACCAGGCCATGTATATGTATTTGTCATTATTATTGTCCTCCTATTAGGCAGGGTTATTGTTGTGAGACCCCGAAGGCATCTCATTTAAGATAACGTCGTGTTACCTTAAAATTTAGTATGATCTTACAATCCAGTATCCATCTTTAGCCACTCTCTTACCATCGTACTTACGAGCAGTGGAACGCGCCGCGGATTCGGTTGCAAACTTAAGAATTTCCCCATTGCTATCTACAAAATATTTATTTTTTCTTCCAGCGGGTTTTGTTCTTTTAGTTAAAAGTTTTTGTGGAACTGACACTTGTTTTTTGGGCTTAACAACTACTTCTTCTTCAAGATCAACCGAGATGTCATTGTGAGAACCATCACATTTACCATTTTCATCTTCGGTCTGACCACAACCACAGTCTGGTTGCTCGACTAGAATAGATTCTACTTCTTCAACTAATGCTTTCTTTGATAGTCTTCGATCTAATTCTACACCATATTCGCGGCCGAGTTCTTCTAATTCTTTCTTTGTAAGTTTTTGTAAGTCTTGCATAATACTATCTATATGTTTTTGTGTTGCCAATGGAATATTTTGACTCTAAATTCCACATATTTTTATCTCTATGAGAAATAATTTTAATATTTCTTAATGATGTTTTAATATAATCAGTTTCTTTATCTACGATATCAACCAACCCCCAATCGGATAATAAAGTTGCTATTGTATTGCGGCGGGCCAAATCTTGTTCAGTAAAATTAGATGGTTTACCATCCAACATGAATAATTCCTTAAAGTGTACAATGAAATATCGACCTTGTTTATGTAAGATATGACAGCTTTGAAAAAGAGTATTTTGGTCTCGTTTCGAAGAAATGCCTATTCGTGTCAGTGTTTCCTTAATCTTTAGAAAATCATCTGGCTCCGACAGAAGAACTTCGAGCATATCATCAGGTGTCCATTTTATAATAGTATCATCATTCATACTATTATTTATAAAATTTTAACTTTCCAAAAGTTTCATTATATCGTCATTATTCTGAAGTCCTCTAAGTCTTCCGAGTTCCTTTCCTTCTTCATTAATCTTAATTAAGGTGGGTACAGCACGTACATCATATTGCTTACACATATCTAAATCGGTATCAATATTGATTTTCTCAACTTCCATGTTAAGATCCATTAAATCCAAGATATGATCCATCGCTTTACATGGGCCACACCAGCCAGCTTCAAACTTTAATAATTTCATTTATTTGTTCCTCCTTTATCCATAAACCTTCTTAGTTTCTCCATATCGATAAGATCATAAACCTCTTCGGCTCTTTCACGATTGATACAATATGCTTCTTTAATGAGTTCGATGTCTTTACTATCCTTTTCCTTCTTGTGCCACTTTGAGAATCTGCGTTTCTTTCTCACACCATGGTATAAGAAATCATATTGCATCTTCTTGGCAAGTTCGAATCGTTGGTTCATCTCATTTGCCAACATTACTGTATCGACAAAATAAGATAAACCACGATTCACCATAAAGGGTGGATACTTGCGATCTACTGAGTCTAGATCAGATGCTTCCTCAGAGTTATCTGCCCGAACATCATCAAACAGATAAGCCTTCTTCTCATTAATTGAATTTAGAAAATCAAACGGGCTCATTATTTAAATGTTGCGGATGCCATAATCTCAGTAAGACATGCCACTAGATTTAATTCCTGGTCAGCACAAAATGCTGCTTTGTATTGATAATCAGCTAACAAGATGATAACTGGTGGAATAGATTGTGGCTCGAGAATATCATAAGCACCATCGTATATTTTACGAAAAATTACAGATGGATCAACATCAGAATTTGAAGCGCACCATGCTCTTACTTGTTTAAAGTCCTTCGCCTTTAAATGTTTTATAAGGCTCTTTATAGATGAATCATTTGATACCAGAGCTTCAACTGAGAACTTACCAGAACTTGAATAACGTTGTAATTCATTAATCACTCGTCTCCAATCTGGAGCATACTTCATAATTAAATCTGCGATTGCTTGCTTATCATATTCAATCTGTTCGCTTTCACAAATTTGCATCACTCTTTTCATAAAGAGCGGATAAATCTTAGAATCGTTTACTTCTGTGTAATCAATAACAGTACATCGAGAATGAAGAGGACTAATAATTCTATTTTTAAAATTACACGTTAGGATAAATCGACAATTACCCGCGAACTCTTCAATAAAAGCACGAAGAGCTGGTTGAGTGGATTGTGGATTAAGATAGTCTGCCTCATCAAGTATGATAACCTTATACTTCGAACTCGGATCAAGTGTCATTGACGAAGCAAATTGTTTGATCTTATTTCGCAAAACATCGATGCCACTTTCTTCAGAAGCATTGATAATAATAGAGTCAACATTTAGCTCATTACACAGAGCTCGAGCAATAGTAGTCTTTCCGGTTCCAGCAGGACCAGAAAGAATCATGTTTGGAATATCTTTGTTTGCGACAAACTCTAAGAATGTCTTTTTCAATTTTTGAGGAAGCACACAATCATTAACTGTTTTTGGTCGGTACTTCTCTACAAATAATAAATTTTCTCTCATGTAGTTATAATATATTAGGTCACTCGCTAAGTCAACAAAAAGGTGGAGGCCTAAAGATAGACCCCCACCAATGTTTTATTCTCCACTAACATTTTCTGAAGCTTGATCTGCTTCACCTTCACCTTCAGCTTCTTCTTGTGCTGGTACTCGGGCGTTTACATACAATGCGATGCGATTACGGAGAGTACCTACGTCCTTCAATTCATTACCTTCGAATGCTCCTCGCTTGGAACAGACATCAATAATCTGAAGAACAACCGCAAGGTCATTCAATGTTAGTTCTTCTGCAGTTGCAACTACAGGTTGATTACGTACTTCTTCTTCTGTCATAACTTCGTTATACTTGTGGTTTACTTGTTTTCTCAAGAGCGATATAATAATTCGCGTTCGCGCCTTCCCACTTAGAAATGAGTTGGGTTGAAATGCTTACATGATATCCACCAGGCAATAGCTTTAGGTTGGAGATCAAGAATTGAAAATCAATTTGTGAACTAAAATCTTTGTCATATTTATCTGACATACCCCTAGCAATTGTAAGAGAATATGTATTTGCACTACTATTGTTCGGATCAATTACTCGTGCTACACATTCGTCTCCTTCAATAACAATCGAAAGAACAGACTGACCAAGAGTTGATGCTGCACGACGAATGTTATTGATATCACTTTCAGAAAGCGATACACTCAAATCAGCCGGAGGCATATTGATATCTTTTTCTTTCTTAGTAAGAATCTCAGTGTCAGCGAAATGATACTTCACCTTTGCACCATCGGGCCCTTTAATAGTAACAAAGCTATCAGAAAACTCAAGCTCTGGTTCACTAATCAGTGAAAGTGCACCGATGAATTCATTCAAGTTATAGATGCCAAACTCGCGGTCAAATGTCTCAGAAACATTTGCTTCGGCCGCGATGGTCTTAGCATCTGCCAATGTAGAAATAGTCGAGCCTGGCTTGACTACGAGATTAGGTTGGATAGCACTGAAATTCTTCAGCACGTTGATTGTTTCTTTACTTAGTTTCATTATTTACTACTATATCAGAATTGAGCTCGCTTTCAAGATAAAAAAGCAAGCAGGCGATAGAATGTGCAATATGGTGATAACCAGACTCGGGGTCTTGAATCTCGCCACGTTTAATGGCCCATGCATGTCGTTGAGATGCATCGAAGTATCGATTTTTTAAATTGTCAAGTTTTCTCCAATTATCGCGATCGTATTTATTCGCACCAAATGTAAGAACCTTAACTACTTCCTCAAGTGCATATGAAGGAAGTAATCCATATTCTGGTTTACCTCCATCGTATTTAATACCTTCACTAGATTTGACTCCGATACTTTCTTCGTATCGTTCTTTCCAGTATTCGTTGGGTTTAGGTTGTTCTGTTGAATTCATAAATTTATAGTGAGGTGATGCCCCGACCAAAGGGCACCACCTCGATTGATTGAGTATGACTATTAAAACGGGGATGGTTCAGCTGGTTCAGCTACCGTTTCCGTTGTATTTTCACTTCGATTAATAAGCTCTTCCATTGTTGGAGTTGACTCATCAATCTTCGTGTAAAGATCAATAAATGCAGTCTTCGTTTCGGAGTCGAATCGATTCGTGCAGAGTTCAATCGCCTTTGTACGATCATTAAAGATTGAAAAGGTCTTCACGATGTGGCACAGTCGGCGAGTCGAAATCACATCGTCGATTGCTTCATCAGCGAAGGTCTTTCGAATAACTGTTGACCAGGCGATCAGTTTCTCAAGAAAAGTATCATCGTTCACTTCGAACTTCTCGGCATGCTTCTTGAGAATGTTCATCTCAACCCGAGGAGCGGGATAAGGCTGATCAATCGTCGCCACGAAGCGCTCGAGGAAAGCGTCATCAATAATTGAAGCGGCAGAGTACCGTCCGTCTTCAGAACCTCGACCATTGGTGTTGGCTGTGGCAATCACATTAAATCCATCAGCGGGGACAACCATTTGGCCAGTCTTTTTCAGAAGAACGGGCTTACCCTCAAGAATACCTTGGAGGCACATAATCTTGTTGGTAGCACGGTCAATTTCGTCGATCAGAAGAATTGCGCCATGTTCCATAGCCTTAATAACAGGGCCCTTTTGGAAAACGGTCTCACCATTGATAAGTCGGAAACCACCAATCAAATCGTCTTCATCAGTCTCAGGCGAAATCTGTACCCGAACATATTCCCGTTTGGCTTTCGCACAGGCTTGTTCGACCATGAAGGTCTTTCCGTTACCTGACATACCAGAGATGTAAAGTGGAAAGAAGTGCTTGGACATAATCACATCAAACACCGTCTTGTACTCACCCCACTTGACATAAGTCTTGTCAAGT